TCAAGTCGACTGATATTCAGGAGACTCTGATCAAGGCGGCTGCTGAACTCATTACCGAGGAGGCTCCGAACTATCAGTACGTGGCTGGTCGACTAATTAACTATAACCTTCGCAAGGAAGTCTATGGCACATATACTCCAGAGCCTCTTCTAAAGCATTATATTCGAGTTAGAGATCAAGGTTACTATGATCGCGAGCTTGGTAATGCATATACCGTAGAAGAATTTGATGAGCTTGAAGATTACATCGACCATGATCGTGATAACCTACTGACGTATGCTGCTATGGAACAGTTCCGTGGTAAGTATCTCATCAAGAACCGAGTAACTGGTAAGTTCTACGAAACTCCGCAAATGGCATTCATGTTGATTGCCATGACTCTTTTCCAAAACTATAAGAAAGATCGAATCAAATGGGTAAAGGAACTCTATGATGCAATCAGTACTTTTGATATTAGTCTTCCTACTCCTATCATGGCAGGCGTTCGCTCCCCACAGCGTCAGTTTAGTTCGTGCGTACTTATCGAAACAGATGACTCGCTGGATTCGATAAATGCAACCTCCTCAGCAATCGTCAAGTACGTTAGCCAGAAAGCTGGAATTGGTATTGGTGGCGGCCGTATTAGGGCTATTGGATCTCCTATTCGCAATGGTGATGCTAGTCACACTGGTGTTATTCCTTTCTGGAAGCATTTTCAATCTGCTGTTAAATCTTGTAGCCAAGGTGGTGTCCGCGGTGGAGCGGCAACACTCTATTACCCCCTTTGGCATTACGAAGTGGAGGATCTTCTTGTCCTAAAGAACAACAAGGGCACAGAAGACAATCGTATTCGTCATTTGGACTATGGTGTCCAGTTTAATAAGGTAATGTATGAGCGGCTTTTATCTGGAGGTAACATCACCCTCTTCTCACCTGGTGATGTACCGGATTTGTATGAAGCGTTTTACACGAGCGTTGAAACGTTTAGAGAACTCTACGAAAAGTACGAACGCTCCACCAAAATCAGAAAGAAAACCGTACCTGCGGTTGATCTCTTCTCAGCCTTTATGCAAGAACGAAAAGACACAGGACGAATCTACCTAATGAATGTCGATCATGCTAATGATCATGGTTCATTTACTCAAGCCGCTCCAATTAAGATGAGCAACCTCTGTTGTGAGATTACTCTTCCAACCACGCCACTGAAGGATATTCACGATGAAAACGGAGAAATCTCACTCTGCACACTTGCAGCAATTAACTGGGGTAAGATTAAGAGACCAAGTGACTTCGAAAAGCCATGTACCATCGCGGTTCGAGCACTCGATGCTCTACTCGATTATCAATCATACCCTGTTAGAGCCGCTGAAATTGGCACTCGCAACCGCCGTCCTCTTGGTATTGGCATTATCAATTTTGCTTATTGGCTTGCTCGTAACGACACCAATTATTCTGATCCTAATCTTGACCTCGTTCATGAATATACTGAAGCGTGGAGCTATTACCTTATCAAGGCCTCTGTTGACTTGGCTGAAGAAGTAGGATCATGTCCAAAGAATCTTGAAACTAAGTATGGCACTGGCCTTATGCCAATCGACACTTACAAAAAAGATGTTGACGAATTAGTGAATCCAGTATATAAAATGAACTGGGACGAGCTGGCACTCAGAGCTTACACGCATGGTGTTCGTAACTCGACACTCATGGCTCTGATGCCGGCTGAAACTTCTGCCCAGATTAGTAATTCAACAAATGGTATTGAACCACCGCGTGCACTGATCTCGATTAAGCAGTCAAAGGATGGTGTACTTAAGCAAGTTGTTCCTGAGTTAAAGAAGCTCAAGAATAAATACGAACTACTATGGGATCAAAAGTCTCCTGAAGGATACTTGAAGATTGCAGCAGTTCTACAAAAGTTTATCGATCAGGCAATTTCGGTAAACACTTCTTATAATCCTCTTCACTATGAGGACGAGAAGATTCCGATGTCTGAGATGATTAAACATCTTCTTATGCATTATAAGTATGGTGGAAAAACACTGTACTATTTCAACACCTTTGACGGTGCTGGTGAAATTGAAGAACCAAAACCACTAGCACAAGGGCAAGTAGATGATGAGGATTGTGACTCTTGTAAAATCTAACAGGAGTACTACATGGCAAAATCAGTCACGTCAAAACAAGCACACGTCAAGATCGTAACTGGAACATCAATTGATACAAGACGACCAAAATATTCTACAATGAATAAGCATAAGAAAAGATCTTTTAAACCATATCGTGGACAGGGTAGATAATGAAGTACATTCGAATTGATAATGACAAGTGGGATGATGCTGGTAAGGTTTGGTTTGTACATGAGTACGCCACAAAACCAGATACCACCGCTGTTACTCTTACGATTGAAGATACCAAGACCGGTATTATCGAAACACGAGTTGTTCCACAAAATCAAATTGAGTGGGTAGAAGAAAAGGACTAGGATGCTATACACAGGCTCGGGTAATTTACCACATCACATCTACTGTTGGGTAGATTCATCTTTCATTCGTAAGAATGCTAAACCATTTACATACGAGCCTTGCATCTGGTTTGCTCTTCATGCTAAAGCCGGACATTCATGGGGTTGTCATGTTATGCTAGAGTGTGGAGCTGTCTATCGCGGCGTTCCACCTCATGCACTTGCTTTCCACGAAGTACCAGAAAAAGAGTGGCGCCTTCAAGACACACAAATCTGGGACTGCTATGGAGATCAGTTTTCTGTAGTAGTGTATAATTACTTACACAGCCAAAGAGCAGAAATTCGATCGAATGGTCTCTTTGGTCGTTATCTCTTTACAGTGATTCCAATGTATGATGGCTTCACTCAAGATCCATCTCAATCAAAAGAATTCATGTTCATTCAATTGGATAATGGTAGACTTACTATCATGCCAACAAATGAACTTCGATTCCATGATAAATCATACACCGAAGGCGACTGGCCGAAAGATCTTAAACTAAACAAAAGCACCTGGAGAGTTGAATGACTGTCTTCTCAAACGAAAAGTTTGATGCTACTGAACAAACCTGCTTCTTTGGAAAGCCGGTAAATATTGCGCGCTACGACAAGCAGCGTTACAATACTTTTGAAAAGCTAACAGATAAGCAACTTGGATTCTTTTGGCGCCCTGAAGAGGTAGATCTATCTCGCGATGGGAAAGATTTTAAGGGTCTGACTGAACATGAACAACACATCTTTACAGCAAATCTTAAGAGGCAAATACTTTTGGACTCTGTACAGGGACGAGCTCCCACCATGGCTTTCCTCCCTATATGTTCGTTGCCTGAACTGGAAACCTGGATCCAGACTTGGGCGTTTTCTGAGACTATACATTCCCGTTCGTATACACATATTATACGAAATGTGTATAGTGACCCCTCGAAAGTTTTTGACGAGATGCTTGACATTCAGGAAATAGCTGAATGTGCGCAAGACATTTCGAAGTACTATGATGAACTTATTGCCTGGAATAACATTAAAGACAACATCGTGCAATGGGACGACTGGTATGCATACAAGAAAGCCTTGTGGTTATGTCTCAATGCAGTGAATGCACTTGAAGGAGTAAGATTCTATGTCTCGTTTGCATGTAGCTGGGCTTTTGCGGAAGTTAAGAAAATGGAGGGCAATGCAAAGATCATCAAGCTCATTGCACGGGATGAGAACGTTCACCTTGCCTCAACTCAGCAGCTCCTCAAGATTCTACCAAAAGAGGATGCAGATTTTGAACGCATACGCGAAGAGACACACACTGAGTGTATCGACATGTTTTACAGTGTGGTCGAACAGGAAAAGGCGTGGGCGAGTTATCTATTCAAGAATGGATCTATGATCGGTCTCAACGAGCAGCTGCTTTGTGAATATGTAGACCACATTGCTGCAAAGCGTATGGGTAACATTGGCCTCAATGGTAAGCCTGGAGCAAATCCTCTGCCATGGACTCAGAAGTGGATCTCCGGTGCAGAGGTTCAGGTTGCTCCACAGGAAACAGAAATTACTAGTTATGTGATTGGTGGTGTTAAAAAAGATGTAGACGAAAACACTTTCAAGGGATTTACACTTTAATGGATTGGACTACATGCTCCTCATGTGAAGAGGAATTTAAGATACTTACCGATGGAACCGCTCGACCCGAATTTTGCCCTTTCTGTGGCGAAGAGCTAGAGCTTGAAGATCTTTTTGATGAAGATGAAGACGAATAAATAAATCTTTCCACTTGTTATGGAACAGATTTATGGGTTGGTTATACGAAGACAAAGAGTTTACTCATACTGGTGAATGGTATGGCTTCGTGTATCTTATAGAAAATTTGATTAATGGTAGAAAGTATATAGGTCGCAAATACCTGTCTAAAGCTGGATACAAGACCGTTAAAGGCAAAAGAAAGAAGATCCGTGTAGAGTCCGATTGGGATGACTATTACGGGTCTTCTTCGTCTTTGAAAGAAGATGTAGAGAAGTTTGGTAAAGAGAATTTTAAACGAACTATTCTGCGCCTTTGTAAAACACGCGGTGAATGTAACTACTTTGAAACGAAGTATATCTTTGATAATGATGCGATCTTAGATCCAAATTACTACAACAACTGGGTAAGCTGTAAGATTCAAGCAAGTCATGTCAAGAATCTACTCTTTCAACCCGAACAGGAGATTTTATGAGGTGGGTAAAGTACTAGAACACAAGCATTTGATTGTAAGAGCAGAACTCAATAATCCTCCACAATGCACAACCGCAATTGATGCGTGGATGAGATCTCTGGTGACCGCAATCGATATGAAGATCCTCATGGGTCCTTATTCAGTTTACTCAGAAATGGTTGGCAATCGTGGATTGACGGCTGTAACTATTATCGAGACCAGTCATATTGCTCTTCATGTTTGGGACGAATGTGAACCGGCCATGGCTCAACTGGACGTTTACACATGTAGCACTCTCAATATTCAAGATGTATTTGATGCAATACAGTCTTGGAGCCCTACTCGAGTAGAGTATAAGTATATTGATAGAGAAAACCAGTTGACATTAATTGAGAAGAATGTTATATAATGTATAAGAGAACGAGTCGTAGTGGAAAGAGTGGTACACGTACTACTCGTACACAGTCTGTAAAAGGCTCGATTCGTTCTTCTAAAATGTCACAAAGTGTTGGTGGTAAAACTTCACGAATTACCACCACCACAAATATGAATACTGGTGAGAGAAAGTCTTACATCACTCAGAGAACAGCAGATGGCTGGGTCAAGCGTACATCGTTGAGTGCACCAAAATCAAAACCATCTAAACCAAAAAAGACTCGAGTCTATAAATCAAAGAAGTCTAAACCACTTGGCGCTTTTGGTTGGACCGTTCTAGGAATTATAATTATATTGTTAGCTATTAGTTGAGGTGATTATCATGCCACATCCATCAAAGAACAGACCGCGTAAGGGTCGTCGTAAAATTGGTTCATCGAAGCGTAAAGCGTTCCGTGCACGTAAGAAGTGAGGTTACATAATGGGTAAAAAGAGAATTCGTAAGTCAGTTACTTCAAAAGGCCAGCGCCGGTCGATTGTTGCAGGTGTGAATGAAGTTCGCCGTGATCGATCACCGATTGAAAAGGCGATGAATAAGATTAAAGCTTGGAAGAAGGGTCTTAACCCTTGGGTTACAATTCCTGGTCCAAGCAAGAACATGCAGTTCGTAAGAAAGCGTGCTAATGATGTGTGGGGCGATCCACGCAAGACCGCAAATATCTACAAGGGAAAGAATGCAGATGAGTAATATTCTGGTTTACACAAAGGACGCTTGTCCATTTTGCGATCAGGCAAAGACTCTGCTTCGTAACAAAGATCTAAGATTTCAAGAAATGAAGATCGGACTTGATATTTCTCGTGAAGAGTTTCTTGATACTTTTCCAGATGTGAGAACAGTACCTTATATTATTATTGATGGAGAAAAAGTAGGTGGTTATGACAGACTCGTTGAATACTACAATCGACCAGAACAATCCTTCTTGGCAGAATGATTATCTAAAAAGCGCTCTGCACAACGGCGTTGTTGAAGTTCTTTTCCTTAAGAAGGATGGCACAGAACGTCGCTTGGTTTGTACATTGAAAGCAGATCTTCTTCCAGCACAAACAGATCTTGAAGAAGCTGTACAAAAGAAGACTCCGAATCCAGAAGTTCTTGCTGTCTGGGATATCGAGAACAATGGTTGGCGTTCGTTCCGTTGGGATTCAATTATTGGATTTACGGAGCGTGCACAGTGATCTACATCGTCGACATTGATCAGACGATCTGTATCACACCGTTCGTGGACGGAAAGCATCGTTATGATCTTTCCGTTCCA